CTTCGATCCTGCGCTTCGGTATGTCGTAGTGATCTTTATGAAACCAACAACGCTTGATACCTAGATCATCTGCCATTCGATGAAGATTTTCTATCGAATAGGGATCACATATCAAATGTCTTTTGCCGTCAGTTAGATATTTCATATAGACCTCTTTAAAATTGGCATAGGTGCAAAGAATCGAACTCTGTCTTTCGGATTTGGAATCCGACGTGCAACCATTAACACTTCACCCATATTATTGGTGCTCCCGGTAGGACTCGAACCTACGACCGACCCGTTATGAGCGGGGCGCTCTAACCAACTGAGCTACAGGAGCGGTAATGTTTTTTATCGATAATCTTTGATGTTGTAGGCGTCTTTATATGCACGATCCATATCCTTGCCTCCATGATTATAACCAACAATGTAACCGATAATAACACCGCAGATTGCAATGCACAATGAGATCATAATAACTTCCATGGCTTAAGCCTCCATTCCGTCAAACATTTCGTATTCACGTTCACTTGCTGCTTCTTCACTGCGTTGAGCAATGATGTTTCCTGCAATTTCGTCAAACGCTTCGTAAAACAATTCTTCGCTTGCAAAATCGTCACGGCATGCAGTGTACGCATCAGCATCAACAAAGTTCCAATTGATGCTGTAATCTTCATTGAGATTTTCAGCACGATCTGCTACAGCTTCGACTACATTACGGAGTGTGATATAATTTTGCATGTTGTACACTTTCATTTTTGCTTTCTATACATACTTTATAGCATATACAAATACAGTTGTCAACCGAAATATGTGTTTTATTCAATTTATTTTTTTGTAAGTTCTACAAATCTATCTGCAATTTCACGCATTTGTTTTGCATTCAAGTTTGCTGTACCCATTGATTCTACAGTACGAGCAATATCGTGTAATTTAATTGCAATTTCGCTGTCTGTCATGCTACTTTTTCTTTTCTAATTTTTTAATACGTGCTTCTAGTTCGTCTATCTTTTTAGTTACATGCGGATACTTTTTGCGCCATGCATCTTCGGGTTGTTCAAACCAATTTAGTCCCCATTGTTCTACTAAATAATCAAGCATACGATCAAACGCAGCATACACCCATAGTCCTATTCTTGTTGTGCTTAAATATGTTAAAAATGCAGCTCCAAGTATGCTGCCTACTATACTAGTATAAATCCATGTACGGTCTCCCGCCATGTTTTGAATCATTTCCCACATTTTAATTTCCTATTTGTAAACCACAGGGTCCCAATAGGATACATCTGTGTCTTTGTATTTAACAATCCTGTCCGACATTACATCGTAAAAACTATCCAACTGTTTGCCCCATTTACCTTTAAGGTGCTCAAGTGCTTGTTCACAAAAATTAAAGTCGGGCTTTTTATAATTTTCAATTAGTTTGGTGTGTAAATTTGTCACACGGTCTAATTCTGCAATTTCGGTTACTGGAATGTCTTCAATTACGCAATATGCAGTTACAACCGGTGAATCGCCTATTTTCATATCGTCAAGTGGTAAAATTGTATATTTGCTTTTCATATTGTTTGCAACTTCGTCGCCGAAAATAATGTGCATTGGTGTCTCCTTGTGTAAGTAATTATGCAATGAAAATACACTTTGATTTAATTTCTGATCTTCACGTAGATACGTGGGAAGAACCTTTTAATTGGGAAGGCAAAGCTACTAGCTTGTATGCTGTAGTTGCCGGTGATATTAGTAGAGAGCGCAGTGATCTTAAACCTGTGCTCAAAGAGCTATCATCTCATTATAAACTTGTCATATTCGTCGACGGCAATGATGAACATAGATGGGAGTTAGAAAACCTAGGACAAAGTTACGAATCTTTAAGATCTGACATTAGCGGTATTCATAATGTTGTTTGGTTGCAAGATAATTCTGTAGTAGTTGATGGTGTTGCATTTGTAGGTGTTAATGGGTGGACTGGTTTTGATTTCGATTGCGACCTTTCCTATCAAGACAGTAAACGCTGGCTGGAAGAAAGATACGGTGTTAGTATGTATGCTGGGCAACAAATAGAAGCATTGTCACTTAGTGATGCTGGATTCTTGTGTAAAACAGTTAGTAAACTACAGACACATCACGATGTTAGAAAAATAGTATTGATTACACATTATGTGCCCAATGTGCGGTTAATTGAACACGATGTTGAGCTAGAAGGTACTCATGCATTAAACTGCACTGGCAATAGCATGTTATCTCGTTGCCTTGACGAAGACCATGAAAATAAAGTTCATACATGGTGTTTTGGGCATTATCACAGTGATGTTGATACAACCATTGATAACATAAGATATGTAAATAATTGTAGAGGACGTAGTGGCACTGATTGGTGCAAAACTGTGTACTATCCTAAACGTATTGAAATTAACATCAGTTAGATTAACTTTCTGGCTCAATCTTAACTTGCAATGGATATCCATTAGCACGGGCAAGTAGAGTAACTTCAATTCCTTTTTGTTCGGCTATTTCATATGGCATAACTGCTACTACTGCTGATCCTGTTTCGTGTACGTCTAATGTCAAATTTTCAGCAGTTGCTTCAGTGTAATTAAAAATATCAACTAGTGTGTGGATAACAAACTCCTGCGAAGTTTGGTTGTCATTGATGTAGATTAATTTGAACAGCGTTGGTTCTTTAAGAAAAATGGTTGTTTCTACTTTACTTTTTGTTTCAATTTGGCTCATAACAGTCCTTATTTTTTATAGTGTATGCAGAGCAATAGATGCCCTGCATACCAATTTTATGTACTTATTACAAAAGTTAGGTTTCAACTGTTATGTCGATAACTTTTGGCTTCATTACTTCTGGGACGATTCGCTCAAGATCAATCTTTAGAATTCCATCTTTTAATGTTGCCGCTTTAACTTCTACATAGTCTGCTAAGTTGAATGTGCGGATAAAAGGCCTGGTGCTAATGCCTTTGTGCAGGAATTCGCACTCATCGTCGGAATCTGTTTTTCCTGTAACTGATAGCACACCTTCTTTCAGTTCAACATTGATATCTGCCATTTGAAAACCAGCTACTGCTAGTCTAATACGATAAGTTTCTTCTCCTGTGCGAAGAATATCATATGGGGGATAATTTTGCACAGCGCCATTAGAAGTTGCTCTGTCAATGTTGTTAGTGATACGATCAAAAAGTTGATCAAATCCAACTGCGTTGCGATAAAATGGGGTGAGGTCTAGTGAGGTAAGTCTTGTCATTTTGTTTCTCCTTTATAAAAGCAAGATTTAAAATTGTAGGCCCTGTTTAGCAACCTACAATATTATTTATACACGATACAACCAATAATGTCAATATATCAATTTACCATTTAATGCTGTATGATACTTCAGCTGTATTATTGCCTGATTGGCTCATTGCTGCACCTAACTTTATGTCGCCATTGTTGTATGCAGTGGTGTATTCAATTCTAGCATATGCATTTACGTCTGATGGCATACCAAATTGTTGTTGTGTGTACTGTGTTGTTCCGTCACTGTCAATGCTAGTAGGAATACTTGTGCTAACATTACCGCTGAGTGCAACTGGGTGTATGCCAGCAAACGCTTGTAGCCCGCCATTAGTGTAGCTTGCTTCGGCCCACACTCCTGTTTGTGTTGAAACATTTGTAACCAATCCAGGTGTGATATCAGTACTCACGTGCATTACGCTACCTGTGAATGCAAACTTATCTTTAGCATAACTTGCAACGTTGTCAATAACTGTGCTACTCTTAACATCTCCCCAAACCCCATTAAAGTCCAACCAAGGGTTGTTTTTCATATTTGTTGCATAAACACTATAATCAAAGTTACCTGTGCTATACATGCTATGCCCAAGTGCTATTTCATTAGAATCAAGGTTGAAACTAATTGTTATATCGCCATTCCTCAATGATACACTACCATCATTTTGTAATGTGTTGTACATTGTGGTTTTGTTGTCTACAGTTGATTGACTTAGATCAACTGTATAGCCTCGACCAATAGTGTCGGTTGCTACTCCAGATACTTCACCGATGTTTAGTCCAGTGATGTTGCCACTTAGAGCTGATCCGTTTAGTGACAATCCCCCTAGTGGATTAAATGCCGATTTGATGTCAATGATATTGCCGCCTGCATATGTTGTGCCACTGGCAATTAGTGCTTGTGTTGCATCAGCATCACTTAGATAAGTCCATTCTTCCTGCAACATGCTTTTAGCTGTGCCTGCTGCAATTGTTGATCCATCTATTTGGCTCATAAACACAGCCATTTGTCTATCTGATCCGTTCATATATGGTATGTATGTTACAAGATAGTCATTACCATCATCACCTTTGAACACATTAACTGTGTTACCGCTACTGTTAGCACTGCCACCATGTGTATTTGTTGAATCAGTGATAAAATTTGTTAATGTGTTTTGATGTGCAGCAACATATTTGTTGTCTGATGTTTTAATCAAGAACTGATGGCTGTCGTTAGCTCCGCCGAAGTCTCCAGCCGACACAAGAATGTCTTCCTTCCCGTCGCCATTGATATCAAAGAACTTGGGTTGGTATGTGCTGTGGCTGTTAGTGTCATACCCACTTAGAATATCACTTGTAACATCACTGAAGTCTCCAGTGCCGTTGTTTTGTAGAAACTGTATGTCACTAAATTCTCGGAACACATCCGATGAACGAGCAAACACCATAACATCGTCGATGTTGTCTTCGTTGAAATCGTAGTTAACTACACGCACCTGGTGATCAGTTCCAGTTATATTTAAACTTGCTGGCAAGTCTTTAATAAATGTGTATTCTACAACAGCCTCACCCTCTCGACCGTTCCACCCTTGCGGATTAGTAAAGTCTACGCTGTACATCTTAGTTGAATTAGCACTACTACATCCATCTATGTTGAGATAAGACAACGGACAATTGGCATCAGTTATGATGATTTCGTTGTTGCCACCATCTCCTAAGAAATCACCAATGGTTACGCCTGATCCTCCGCTGCGAAGATGCCCACTGGTGTTCCATGGATCTATGTATGTAGTAAACCCGTCAACTGTGTTGTTAAGAGCAATTGTTGTGTTTGGACCATAGTCTGTCATAATAATATCATCGTATGTGTCGTTGTTTAAGTCGCCAACATCACTATCATGTGACCAAATACCCACGGTGGGAATTGAAATTTTAGTAAAATTACTACCGTCATTGCGGAATACATTTGCTGGCCCATACACAACACTGTTATCGGTGCTGTGGCCTACAAACATATCATTTCGGCCTGTTTTAAAAAAGTCTGTAAACTCGATATCAGGCTCAGTACCTAATATTATATTATCGTCACCAGAGAACCATTGAGATGTTTTATCAACCAAACTACCGTTTTCAAAACTCATTATGTTTATTCGACTGCTCACCCAATTGTTATAATCATTTGTTGCCGTCTGTCTACCGGCAAACACAACATCGTCGCTAGCACCGTCGCCATCTAAATCGCTGATGTAGGAATCGTATACAGAATACACACTAGTAGCGCCGCCTGCTAGTGGATCAATTGTGCCTTGGTATACTGGAAGAGCATACAACCAAGCAATTGGACTAGGACTAGGCGAAGGGCTACTTGGATTACTAGGAGTTGCCCCTGCCGATGTTGCTGGCTGTCCGCCGCCGCCTCCGCCGCCACATGCACTAAGGGCAGTGGTTGCTAATAGGGCTGCTACGAGTTTAGATCTTGCGTGTTGCATCAATGTCTCTCCTTAACTGTTACATTAAGTATAACATCTCGTGCAGCAAAGTCAACCGTTTTTTAGTGCTAGGCTGCTAGTTTTTGTGGATTGTTTACCAACTCGGGCGTAATTTCGATTTGGGTTATTTTACTGTTAGCATATTCTTTAAGACTATACATATGCGGCATTAGAATTCTTTCCAATTCAGCTTGCAAACTACGTGCACCTGTTTTGCGTTTATGTGCGTTTTGTGCAATTTCACGCAATGCATCTACACTGAATGTTAACGTAACACCGTCAGTTTCAAACAAGTATGTGTATTGTGCTACTAAACTGTTGCGTATCTCAGTAAGTACGTACACTAGCTGGTCTTCGGTTAATTGTTCAAGAGCCACACTAGTTGGAAAACGTCCTACAAATTCTGGGATCAATCCAAATTTTACCAAATCGTCGGGTTCAATATCACCCAGGCTACCAGGTGTGTTGTCCTTGATTGTAACACCAAAGCCGATACCCGAGTTAGACGATGCCCTGCGTTTTACTACATCTTCGAGTCCAACAAACGCCCCGCCTGCAATAAACAATATATTTTTAGTATCTACTTCAATCATTTCTGCTTGCGGATTTTTCCTACCAGCATTACCAGCCGGCACACGACAAATTGTGCCTTCTACTAGTTTAAGCAATGCTTGTTGCACACCTTCGCCACTGACATCACGAGTAATCGACGAACTTTCGCTTTTGCGTGATATCTTGTCAACTTCGTCTAAAAACACAATACCTCGTTGTGCCTTTTCAACATCTCCGTTTGCTGAATTCAACAACTTGCTGATCAATGTTTCAACATCGTCGCCAACATATCCAGCTTCAGTGATAGAAGTTGCATCTGCAATTGTAAATGGTACATCTAAAAACCTTGCTACACTTTTTGCTAGCAATGTTTTACCGCAGCCTGTTGGCCCAAGCAATAATATGTTGGCTTTATCTAATTCTATTTCTGTTGATGTGTTATTAATTCTTTTGTAATGGTTAGCAACTGCTACCGAAAGCACAACTTTTGCCATTTCTTGCCCAATCACGTATTTGTCAAGGAATTCTTTTAACTCAACAGGATTTATATCATTGACATCATTTGCATTTATTGTATTACTTGCTATTTCTTGTAGTAAGTCTCCACATAGCTCCACACACTCATTGCATATAGCAACATTATCGCCAACTATGAGCTTTGTTACACTATTTTTATCTTTATTACAAAAATTGCATTTTTCGTAGACTACACTGGTATTTTCGGTCATTTAAATTCCCTGGTCTCTAAGTTGTTGTTCAAGTTGGCTGCGTTCTACGTCATTTAGTAATTCTGGATCATACTCTCCGGATCCAAGTTTTTCAATCAAGTGTTTAATATATGCATCGTTGTATGCATATGTGTCTGAATTGTTTTTATCAATTTCAATCCAAATGGAGCCGTTCCATTTGAATACCTTAGTTGGAAGGTAGTCAACCCTAATGTAAGTATCACCTTTAACTGCTCTGTCAGGAAACACTGTACCAAATTCAACTGTAGTGTAGTTTGTTTCAATTTCATTGTCACTTAGTTCTAGGTACTGGGCCCAAGGTAATACGTCTATCTGTTTCTGGGCAAATTTTTGTTCTTGATCTTTAAGTGTTAAATCTGGATTAAGTCGTTTCCAGATACGTTTAGCTTGTTTTTCATCTTCATCGCCTTCGACTACTATAATTTCATCAGTTCTTTGATCCTCATAGTCAGCTGCTTTATATGCTGCTATAGCCTCGTCCGGTAAAGGAGGAGTGGTAGCAGGTAGTTCAAATTCTATGGTAGGCGGAACATTATCTGCAACCAATTGGGCTCTTGCTGCTTCGTAATCTTTGCGTTCTTCTTCTGCTAGTGTCTGTGCGCTTACATCTTCAAATTTAAGTTCAAATTCTTCTTCGTACTTTGGAAAAACAATGCGCTCAACATGTACTGCTATTTCTTTAGGAGATTGATCAGATTTAGCACCGACTTCTCTATCTTCTCCAGTCTCTCCTCTAACTGAGTCAACTTCTTCTGCAATGTTATCGCCGAAGTGCGGTTCTTTTTTATCTGTTTGTGCTGGATCTTCTTTTTGATTGCTAATATCAGATTCTGGCACGGTCTCAAACGCTTGTATTTCTTCATTTAATTTATTTTCCTTGGGTAGTTCGTCGGAGACCGTTTTATTAACAATTGTTAAGGCGGGCAGTCTTTCTTTTTGCCTCCAGCTAAAAGTTTCTGTTGCAGCTAACAACATCATAATTGCAAGTGGATCAAATACAAAAACAATTAAGATAATAACCCATCTAACAGCAGATTCTAACACATTACTATTGGTGTCCTCACCATAGATTAATTGCGCAATGTACTTAATTGGTCCTACTTCTGCTTCTAGCTTGCGCACCTCAGATTCAAGTGCAAACTTAGTTTCAATTATAGCATCAATTTCACTGTTAGCAACTCTAATACGCTCTTGCTGTTCATCAATTAATGTGTCAAGGTCGACATTATCGCCTACTTGTATTTGCGCTCTCAAACGATTAATGATTGCCTGACTGTTTGCAATTTCTTCTTCTGCAACTGCACGTATACTAGAAATTTCTGCTCTAGCAATTTCAATTCTAGGATCTTCTTTATTACGCAGTTCAGTGATAATGTCCTGGGCGTTTTTTCGTGCCTCTCTGTTGCCCGGAATGTCTATGTTCAACACATTATCAATTTTGCTTTGTATGTTTTTACGCTGAGTTGCTAATCCAGTAACAGCATCTGCTCGTATACGATCAATGGTGTCTAGCAATACCTGCTTGCGAGTGTCAATACGGACTGTTTGTGTGCCACGCAATTCTGTAACTAGTTCGCTGAGTCTAGTACGTTCGTCGTTAGCTACTGTTTGTGCTTGTGTTCTTAGATCTGTTTCTTGTGTTTGTAATTGTGCAATTCGTGACTGTTGTGCGTCTACCCATGTTGCTAATGCTCTACGTGTATTGCCGCCGAACAGCCCGTCACCGGTTACACCAATGATTGCTTGCCCTTCTTGTACTTTAGCACGTTCTGTACTTTGTAATTTATTTGTAGTTACAACAATGTTTTCTTCAATTGCAGCAATTTGTGATTTTAAACTATTAACTGCACTGTTATCAGCTTCTACTTCGCTGATCCTTGCTTCATATTCATTTGCTTGTGTGTTAATTCGCTCCAAGTCTGCGTCTAGTTGTGTAATTTGTAATAGGTAAGGTTGTATTTGTTCTTCAACACTTGCAACACTGGCACTTTCTAATGCATTTCTAAAGTCACTGATTACATCGTTTAGTCGTGATAAATCTGTATCTAGACTAGAAATTTCATCTTCATACACTGCTACACGATTTAGTAGTGCGTTTTCTTGTGCAGTAATAATAGCTTGTTGTTCATCAATGCTAGGCTGACGTCTGGTGTATGCACTATTAATACGCTCTTGTTCTCTATCAATTTTATCTTGGATGCCCACATCTTGTTTGTTAGCATCTGCTTCGCCCTTGGCGATTCTTGCATTAGCTCTGGTAATAATGTCTTGTTGGCGAATTATTTCTTCGTCCATGCGTGACAGTTGTGCTGCCTGTTCTTCTGCTGCGCTAGTTTGTTCAATGTGTGCCTTGCTCAAAAAACCAAAAATACCCATGCTTGTAATAAACATAAGAACAAGAACAGCAGGCACCATATAAAATTTCATTATATAGCTAGCACGTTGCCAATTCTGGTGTAACCATACCGTAACTGTAAGTTTTGCAACCTCTAATACACTTCCCATTATAACAATAGGAATAATAGCAGATGCAAAGATCGCAGCCAAGCCGACAATGCTGTAATACGCAGCAATAGCACTTAAACTAAGTGCAACAAAAAGAACTAAGAGAGCCATAAACATAACGTATTACTTATACTTTCGTGCGAATGAAATTGTATTTACTATGTCTTTGTAAAATATCGTTGATATATGTTTTCCAATCCTGCTTTATTTGGATGTTTTCGGACCCACATACCAGTTGCAGGTTCGAAATGTTTTTTAAAGAAGTTGTCCATTTTACGGTTGCCAGTGATCACACTAGTGTCAACAGCATTAGACATTTCGTCAAACAACGCATCAGACATAATCGAGTCATTTTTGTACTCGTATGCATACGCTGCAACTGATAATCTTATGCGCCGCCTAATCTCAGCTTCTACTATAGATTGATCAATCTGTTGCATCGGCAACATTTGTAGCAATGGTATGTACTACGTGCTGACTTGTATCTACTATATCTGTTATCGACGCACCTGTGTATAAACTATACCCAATAATGCCGCACACAACAAAGATTGCTGGTTTAATCATAGTGATGCTCCTTTTAAAACATAATACAATATAACATTTATGTGTATTAATGTCAACCACTATTTTACAATTATAGCACTCGCTTCGTCTTCAGTGTATTGTGACGAACTAAGTGCGCCCGGATTAAGTGGCGGGGTTAAATTTAGGCCGCCGTCTTGTTGCAAATGTGCTGCATCCAAATTGTTGGTGTTGCGAGATTCTCTCATTGCCGCAATTGCAGCTTGTCCGCCAAGTGAATCAATGTTCATTATTCTTTCAAGGTATTCGCTTGTACCACCGCTGGTTGTATCCAGTGCATACACTGGCAGACTGTTGCTCAGTGATATAGCATTGTTTTCGCTTGGCACTAATGCCGACACTGTCATATCCATTTTTGCACGAATTAACTTTTCTCGTGCTAATTGTTCTTGTATGCGTTTGAAATTTGCTTGTACTGTTTGCGCTGTTGTATTACCGGAATAAACACTTTGCATAAGTGACACAGCGGCAGTGATAACGGCTGTGTATGCATCAGCAAATGAACTATACGTTCCTGCGCCATATACTCCTACTGGTATAACCCAATTTGGTCCACTAACATATGTGCCGTCTATTAAGTATTCAAGAACAACCAACACTCCAGTATCGGCACTGCTTGAACCATCGTCCTTGTAAAATACATCAAGATCACCGTTAGCGTTCATTGTAGTTAACAAGTCGTAATTTTGTTGCAACGGTGCTGCGCTATTATAACCAGCAGCATACCCAATACAGTCAGCGATTGTAAAGTTAGCACTTGGCCCGGTTGCAAGTTGTATATTATTTTGCACTCCGTAGTAGTCTTGCCAATACTCAGCGACACCGGCAGGTATATATGTTGTTAAGTTTTGAATATCCGGCAAGTCTTTCATTGTTTCAAGATTGCTAGCAGCACCAGTAAATGTAGGAATATCTGTTGCTTCGATACCTTTGATTTGTCCTAAACTCAATGACAATGCGCCATTGGCAACTGCCAAGTTGTCTGGAATCATCCCATTTAGCCTAACACCTAAATCACTAAAAATAGGATTAACACTTCCGCTACTATCTACGTAGATAGCCCTAGTACCAAGTTTGCCTGTGCGCACTGGTGCTGTTAGTGTCTGAAAACTTGTCGGAAACAGTTTTGTAGGATCAAACAAATCACTGCCAGCAACAACAGTTACCTGAGTGCATTTTAAAATAGCTTTAACTTGAGACACATCATCTGTTGACAATGTTGCAAATGCTATGTAGATTTGCTCCTGAATGCCTTGTGGTAACCTTGCCCCAACTCTAGCAAGATTGTTTAAATCAAGCCCGAGACTTCCTAGCAAAATATTTGTTGTTGGCGGAGGGGTTGCACCTAGTGTTGCAGCAAGTCTTGGACTTAGTACTACTTTGGATAATTGTTCATACATAGGACCCAAGGTGCCTGCGTCTAACATGTTGCTCAACATCTGCCCTGGGCTACCCAAGTTTGGTATTGCCGAAAAGTTAATAACTGTACCTAACAACGAGCAGTCAGCACCAAATGCCGGTCCAGCTAAGTTGACTCCACTTAATGCACCACTTGCAACACTGTCTATTCCTGCAAACGTGCCGCCTGTAAAAGCATTTGCACTGTTGTTAGCAGCATTAATAGATTGGTTGCTGTTTTGTACAAAAGAAATTGAACCAGTAAGTGCTGTGGCAAACGTTCTAGCATCACCTTCGATTTCACCACTATTAATTGCCCCGCCTAACACATTGGCACTTTCAGTACGGCCAAATGTTAACACGCTATCAACACTATCGTCTGTGTGCATCACTGCATACGCATTACCAGAATACAAATCAAAAGGTGCCGAAAACACGTTATCACCAAGGCCATTGGTCATACTACTAAATTCATTTATGTATGTATTGGCCAGGTTTGCTACTTTGGCTGTTACATCATACAGTGTGCTCTGAATGCTTTGTATTTGCACAGTGTAATAATTCATGCTATACAACGTTGGATCACCAGTCAATCCTGTTGTGCTATCGACTAAGTTTAACGTTACCCCGGCATTACTGGCTATCGGCTTAGCACCAATGGTTGGGTCACTGCCGTTGGCAAGCATACTTGCGCCTGCTGTTAATGTCATTGATGTAACTGTCATATCACATTGCACCAATTATTACGTCTGGGCTACCCTGTGTGCGACTGTCAAAACACGAGTCAACATTGCCAACAAAGTTAATTGTTTGAAATTCTGCCAAAACACTAGGCGATCCCAGTGAGGTTTTTGCAGTGCAATGTTTTGCACAAGGTCCTGGGCCACAACACGGATGTGGGCTAACCGGTGTAAATTCAAGGCACGCCGGTTGACCATTAATTAGCACACTTAATGCACCCGGGCCTATTGCAATACCGCCCATGCTGTTTGCATCACCTATTCTTACTGCCTGTGGCATATTCATCCTCACTATTACAACAGTATTTATGGTGAGTTTTTAGGCCGGTACAATACCCGAAGTGGTTGCCAAATATTGTTTAGCAATATCTGCTTCTGTTTTTGCAACACAACTTACAGCATGTGCTTGCAATACAAACTTTCCTTCAGGATTTACACCGAACATAAACGGTGCTAACCCTAAACCTTGCTGTTGTGCAATCAAGCACATTGGCTTTTTTAAAGTATAAGATGTAGCACTTTCGGCATCTAACCGTGCTACTAATTCTTCACCTGATGATAATTTAAAAGAAACTGTGTCTCCAGTTTTATACGGTGTTTCAATGATCATTTTTTGCGTTTCTTTCCAATTTTAGTTGCTTTTTTAGCAGCAACTTTCATTTTAGTTTTAGTTGCTCGAGGTTTACGTAATGCCATTATAACGAATGTTCTCCTGTACCAGTATAATTTGTTTCTTCTAAATACTGCGGAAAGTCCGACCAGCCGCCAATTTTTTTTCCATTGACTTTAATTTGCGGAAAAGTCTTTGCACCCGGAAACATTGATAATATTTCTTCGCGATCGAAGTCTGTGCCAAGTTGAAAGTACTTGTAATTATATTGACGTTGTTCGCATAATGCTTTTGCTTGATCACAAAATGGACATTGTGCTTTACCGTAGATTTCAATCATAATGAGAATCCTTTAAATGTATCAGCGCCAACATCTTGTTTTGTGCCGCCACTTACGTACGATGTAATTTCTGTTTCTTGTGGCGCCACTTGTACTTCTGATCCACTGATCCATTTTTGTGTCCACGGTAACGGATTGTTTTTTACACTATACGGACTTTTGAGATTTACATTGGTCATTCGTCGTGTACAGATCCATTCGATATACTGTCCTAGTAGTTCGGCATTCAAACCAATCATTGAGCCGTCTTTGAATAAGTAGTCAGCCCAGGCTTTCTCTTGATCAACTGCTTCAACAAACATTTGAATACAAGCTTCTTCAGTTTCTTCTGCAATCTTTGCGTAATCTGGATCATCTTTTTTAAGTATTTTAAGCAACATCTGTGTGCTTGCTAAGTGCAAGTTTTCATCACGTGCAATTAATTTAATAATCTTAGCATTGCCTTCCATTTGCTTCATTTCTGCAAATGCCCAGCTACAAGCAAACGACACATAAAACCGTACACCTTCTAGGATATTAACGCTCATTAGTGTGAGCCACAACAGTTTCTTTAGCTCGTAAAGATCAACTACAACTTTCTTACCATTGACTTTATGTGTGCCTTCTCCTAGCAAATTGTACCAGCTACTCATTTCAATCAAACCATCGTAATATTTAGAAATGTCACCTGCACAATCAGCAATCTCTTCAATGTCCATCATTTCATCAAAGATTTTACTTGGATTGTTGTACACATTGCGAATAATGTGTGTATATGAACGTGAGTGGATTGTTTCACTGAATGTCCATGTTTGAATCCAGTTTTCAATTTCGGGCAAACTTACAATAGGAGCAAATGCTTCTACTGGTGCACGGCCTTGTACACTATCCAATAGAATTTGACGCTTGAGATTGCTGGTAAAAATATGCTGCTCGTGGTCGCTAAGAGCTTTAAAGTCCTTACTGTCTTTGGTTACATCAACTTCTTCGGGGCGCCAAAAGAACCCTAGTTGCTTGTCTGTAAGTCCGTCAAAACTTTTATACTTCAGTGTATCATAACGCTGAATCGTAGGTCCGCCCGACGGATCTAAAAATGCCAATACTTTAGTATGGTCTGCATTGTTTTCAGTGTTAAAAACGCTCATAAAATTTTACCTATTCTTTGTGTGTCTGTCTGTGTTAGTGTAACATGCTACGCAGAGCATGTCAAGTTTTAAATAGTACAGCTTTCGCAATCTTCGTCATCTATTTCAACTTGCTCAAGATCGACTTCGCCCATCATCTTGCTTACATCGATTTCGCCTTGGCCATCATTGGTGTTAAAGTAATAAAGTTGCTTGCCACCGTACTTGTAAAACATCAATAGATGCTGCAACATTGTACTCATTGGAATCTTTTCGTCCTCAAAGTGTACCGGATTGTATGAAGTGTTCACACTAATACCCTGGTCGATGTATTTTTGTAGTACAGCCATAATCTTCAAGTATCCTTCAGGCGACTGTTGATTCCATAGCAAATCATACTTGTTCTTTAGACGTTTAAACTCTGGTACAACTTGCTTGAGAACACCGTGCTTTGATTGCTTTACACTAATAAGACTACGTGGCGGCTCGATACCGTTTGTAGCATTAGCAATTTGTGCACTTGTTTCACTTGGCATAAGAGCCATTAGTGTTGAGTTGCGTATGCCAGTAGCTTTTAGCTGTTCACGCAGTCCTTCCCAATCCATACGCTCAACATGCGGAACTAATTCGTCTAAGTCTTTCTTGTATGTTTGATTAGGTGTAACACCGTGTCCATACTTTGTTTCCATGTTGCCGCTGGGTGCGCCAAACTCTGTTGCTAAATCGGCACTAGCTTTGATCAAGTAGTACGACCAAGCTTCTGCCCATTCGTCTACAAGTGCAAGTCCTTCTGGTGTAATGTTTTGATAACTCAAATCATTCTTAGCCAACCAGTATGCAAAGTTAATAATGCCAACGCCTAACGGACGGCGTTTCTCTGTGGATAGCTGCGCTGCTAGTATTGGATAGTTCTGATAGCTTAGTAGTGCATCAAGCCCACGCACTGCTAAACGACACACACGCTCGAAGTCTGCTGGAGTACGAATGTTGCCCCAATTGATTGCACTCAATGTGCATAGGCTAATTTCGCCTTCTGGGTCGTTGAGATCTTTGAGTGGCTTAGTTGGCAAATCAATTTCTGCACACAAGTTTGATTGACGAATAGGTGCAACTTCTGGTAAAAATGCACCGTGGTCATTGGCATTGTCTACGTTTTGTAGATAGATGCGTCCAGTATTTTTACGCTCTTCCATGAAGCTACCAAACAACTCACTTGCTGGTAAAGTTTTTTTGCGTAGTCTTGTGTTACGTTCTGCTGTTTCATATAGTTCACGGAAACGGTCTTGGTCTGCAAAAAACGCATCATACAGTCCAGGCACATCAGCAGGCGAGAACAATGTAATATTGCCGCCTGTAATTAGACGTTCATACATTAGCTTGTTGAACTGTACGCCGTAGTCCATGTGACGAACACGATTTTCTTCTGTGCCTTTGTTGTTCTTTAACACCAACATTTCTTCTGCTTCTAGGTGCCAAATAGGATAGTATATTGTTGCTGCGCCGCCACGCACACCACCTTGGCTGCAAGATTTGGTCGCAGCTTGAAACATTTTATAGAAAGGAATAATACCTGTATGGTAAGCATCGCCCTTGCGAATAGGTGAACCGATAGCACGAATACTGCCACCGCCGATGCCGATGCCTGCTTTTTGACTTACATATTTAACAATACTACTGCTGGTAGCATTAATGCTATCAAGACTGTCGTCAGTTTCAATAAGAACGCAGGAACTGAACTGTCTTTGCGGAGTACGTACACCGGCCATAACAGGAGTAGGCAAACTAATGTCGTGTAAACTAATGGCATCATAATATTCCTTTATCCATTTCAACCGGGCATCAACTGGGTAATCTTGAAATAGGCTTGCTGCAATAAGAACATAACACATCTGCGGTGTCTCAAAAATCTCACCGCTTACTCTATTTTGGCATAGGTACTTGCCACGTAGTTGTTCCATAGCAACATAAGTTAGATTTTCATCACGCTCGTGTCTGATAAATGCATTGATCCTGTCCCATTCCTGGTCAGTATACTTAGTAACAAGTTCAGGATCATAGAACCCTGCTTTGGTATTTTTATCTACCAATTCCTTAACATGCCACGGGGTGAATCCGCCGTATACTTCTTTGCGCAATGCATAATTGATCAATCTACCACCTACAAACTGATAGTTAGGTGTATCTTCATTGATAAGATCTGCGGCTGCCTTGATGAGTGTTTCTTGAATTTCTTTACTAGTTACGCCGTTGTAGAATTGAATCTGGCTTTTAATTTCTACTTCGCTTGCACTAACTCCAGTGATGCCCTCGCATGCATAAAACACAACTTTGTGTAGTTTATCAATGTCTAATAGTTCTTTAGTACCATCACGTTTCGAAACTTGAATGCTCATATTAACTTTTTCCTATCGTATGTTGTGTGCAAACATGGCAGAATCCATGCTATTGTGTATATTCATTTGTTCTATTGAACTGATATTTAACACTCGAGACACATCCCAATTCAATATATATTTCCCCTGGTTGACCGACACTATATAAGAACCATCTGTTGTTTCTTGTATGCATAAGTCATTGATATCCTTGTTACCCAGCATCAAGATGGTGTAACTGATGCCTAGGCATTTTGCAAGCTCACAGTATATATCATCGGCAATCAAGTCCCAAGGATTTGGCCATTCTTGTGGCAATGTCCAATGTAAGTATCGTAGTTTAGTTGGGCATTCCTGCCACCAAGTGTGCACAGCAGAAATTGCTATGTCGAGATTTTCTTCGTGTTTGCATTGTTCGCGGAGGAGATTCCATGCGATTAGTTGCTGCTCAGGACGGTGTTCCCACATGTATTTTAAATGCCAAGATGCTCGAGTGAATATTTAAATGTGCCAGAGGCAGTTGATGTGTAGCGTACACTAATTGTACTACCACTTTGTATTACGTCAAGCACAATCGCACTTGGATTGTCCTCGGTGTATTCGTCAACGTAACTTAGTGTGCCTGCGCTGTCGTCACTGTCTTGTGCTACAACTCTAAGAGAGCCAAAACGTATAACATTAGTCAGCGGGTCTTTGAATTGGTACATACAATCAAATGCTGCGGCATTGGCAGTAGTAACAGTGAATATAACAGTCGGCGATCCTTGTACAGTAAGTTCTGTACTTACTCCAGCAAGTTTATGATACGTACCAAATTCAATCTCTTCGCCATTAACAAGAGCATAACATGCTTTGTTGTTTAAGTCGATTCTTGCTTGTGTTAGTGCATCAGCATCGCTGCGATCAAACATATCGCCGACACTAACATTGTTATCACCATTGATATCAACAACAGCTGATGCTGGATTTCCTGCACCTAAAAAATCGTTAGCAACATCAAGAAAAATATTGTACGCACTAACATTTTGCGATACTGCACCAATGATAATACCTTCTTTAGCAACATCATCAAACAAGTTTTGCACAATTCGTACACCTTGCGGGCCACCATTTACTGGGGTACCGTCGCCAAGCAATACTCCCTGGTACAGTGTGTTAAACTGCGAGTTCTGCACAGTTACACCTTGAATATTTTCATCAGTGTTAAGCCCGTATGTTAGCCCAGTGAACTTACAATTGTTAAACTCGATTTGTTTTGTTGTATTTGCAACCGTGCTATCAAACCGTACGGCAGCAATGTTAGCACTTGCATTAGTTAACGTTGCTTGCACCAATGGACCAATAAAATTAACATTATTAAATGAAACTTGCTCAGCACGATCAACTAAAACTAGATCAACACTATCAACACTCTTAAATGTCATTCCCGAAATTTCAATGTTGCTTGGTGGTGTAGCACTGTTGTTGCCAATATTAACTCCAGTTTGTTGCAAACTATCGGCTGTGCGCATAACATAAGTGCTGCCGCCGTTCATTTCAATTGTCGAGCTGTTGCTGCCTTCGCCGTACAATTGCGCAAATGGCGGAACATTAATCGAGGAGGTTACTTTGTAAGTGCCTGCTGGGAAAAACAAACTGCGTCGAATTGTTGTGTTTGTTTCTCTGCAAAACAGTTGATATAGTGCCCTATTGATAGCCGCTGTATCATCAGTTACACCGTCTCCTGTTGCACCAAAGTCGAGCACACTTGCATAGTTGTCAAGTTTTGCTTGTATGGTTTGTGTTACTGCATCATCTGCACTGGCACCAGTTTGCACTGTGTATCCTGCATGCTGACCTTTGTATACGTAACTAGTTGCAAGGTTTAAAATATCACTGTACTGCGTAAGAATTTCAGTGTTACCGACTGTGGGAGCACCTTCAGCAATAGTGCCATTGCCAATATAAAGCTGGCGGCTGTCAATCACCCAGCCAAACTCTGCGCCTGCTAATTGAGGTAAATTTTCACTAAGACCTTTACGGTTTGTAATGCGTGATACTTGAACTATTGCCATATTGTGTTAAACTCCGGAATCTAAGTGTATTTACCTATACTATGCATGTTTCTCGTAATATGTATATACCCTATTGTACCATTCGTTACGCCATTCATCGTATTCATCTGGCCACACATCGAACTGTTGATAAGTTTCGCCACCTAACAGCATACCGTCATCTCCGCGACTACACATAAAGATATGTCCTTCGCGAATGTTGGTACCGTAGATTTCGTTGTGTGCTTCTGCGTATGCTACTAGCTGTAGGAAGTAGTTTTGTACATACTCTAGCTTCTTAGGCTTGTTGGTCTGTTTAAAGTCCATAATACAGGGCTGACCTTTGTATACGCCTACTAGGTCAGTAGTACCGGCATACATCTGCGGAACATAAAGAGCAACTTCGCTACCCCAAATCTCATCTACATCTACTAGAGCATTATCACGCACTTGTGTTGCCATTGCATGTGCCTTTTTAGCAAACGGATTACTACCCGGGGTGGGCCATTCGCCGAATTCAACGTAGTCCTCAAGATACTTGTGCATACGTGTGCCAACACCAGCAGCTTCAGTTACAACTTCTTGTGCTTTCTTTTCGCCTACACGTTTACGCCAAGCAATAAGACCAGACTTATCGCTTGTAGCATCAAGAATAGTTGTAACACTTGCAACTGCACCGCCATCGGGTGTCATATACTTGCGTTTACCATCTATCTGTTTACGGGAAATGGGTGTATAATCGTACTTAGGTTTAATCAATGTCATGTTACTAACATAACATGTTATTAATTGCTTGTCAAGTTAAATCGTTAGCCGAATCTGCCATGTCTGCAACTGTGTCTCTTGCTTGATCAACTGTCATAGTATCGTCGGCTTCTATGTTAGCGCCGCCGCTGAGTATAACTTCATCGTCAGTGACATTAACAATAACATTTTTTAACGGGTCATGTCCTGCTAAGTTGCGAAGTTGCTTATCAGTTATGCTTACACCCATATTGTGTGCCATGCTTAAAAACGCATCTATAGGCACTGCTTTTTCACTGTTAGCATCATCAGTTCGTCCCAGCAAGTATTCGGCAAGCGCCATAAGTTGCTGGGGCGATGGATGATCAACCGATTCTCTAAACTCGCGAAATCGCATATTATCTACGAGCTCTTCCTAGACTGCCCATTTCTGGTTCTTCAACATCGACATCTATGTCTACATCAACATCATCAACTTCGGCATCCACATCCATATCTGCATCAAAGCCAACTTCTTCTTCGGCACCTGGAACAACTGGTTCTTGTCCAGTAAGTGTGCCTTGTGCACTTTCAACGCCAAGTTTAGCAGCTTGCACTGCATCAACTAGTGCAGCTAGTGCTGCACTGGCTTCGTTGTTAAATGCTTGTGCTTCATTTGTGCCAACTGTACTTGCAATACTAGTACTCAACGCAGGCAAATCTTTAAATTGCATAGCAGTTACATCTTCTAGCATGCTTTGCATTCTGTCGACCATATCCTGTGCAGCTAAAACAACTTGAGCTTGCTGTACTTCATCTTCAGTTAAATAACGACCATCCATTGTTACTGTGGTTCCTTCGTTGCGTAGCTTGTTTAGAACAGCACCAGCAACTCTTTCGCCCGCTGCCTTTGAACCATATTTTTTAGCAGCATTTTTAGCAATTTTAGCAAAGTTTTTACCTGGTTTGCCAATGTCTTTGCCAGCGGCTGCCTTTTTAGCAGAATAGTCATCTTTAGCTTCGGTTGTAGCTAGCATACCTGACAACTGATCAGCCACTGCCTTATCTGGGCCGGCAATGGCTGTGCCTGCTAGTGCTTTTGTTAGCGTTTGGGGATTTGTATTAAGCTTTTTAGCAAGTGCATTTTGTTCTGCTGGACTGATTGTTTGCTGGCTTTTAATTTTATTCAAGCTTTGCTTGACCATTGGATCTGCTGGACTGTTTTCATCCATTGACAACCTAGCACTAAGCCCACGTTCCATAACCAATAGTTGCAAATACCCAGCATCTTTTTCACTGGTGTGCAAACGTTTACTGTTGCGGTGCTCACTGATCAAGCCACGAACTTTTTTCAACATGCCTTTGGCTTTTTCCGGGGCCAATGCAGTGAAGTCAACTTTGTTATGAAAATAACTTTCCATAACTTTTTGTGACTGTTTAGTTTGTGACGATTCCAGGTCAAATAGTTTCATTATCAAATCCTTTTTGCTGACAGTATTTAGCAATGTTTATATATTTATCAATGTATTTCTGTAATATGTGATAACGATCTTTTGTGTCGTCCAACCTGTTAATTGTGATATTTCGTCGAGTTTCGGTGATTTTATCACTGTTGATAAAACAGCGATAGTGCATCATTTCACTTTGTCTTCTAATTAGTTCGTTTTCGTGTTTAATTAATTGTGTTGCATCTGTTAATTTACTATGTTTATCGTATATACACCATGCAAGTGCAACCCTGCTGGAACTCACTGTTGTAATCAAACAGTTGTCTTTATAAATGTTGTATGAGTAATTTTCTGTTTTAACAATACGGTAATGCTTGAATGCAGAAATGCTATCACCGCTTCTAGTAATAACGTTGTTATTTTCTAGTAAATTTTCTTTTACAATATCTGTTAATTTTCTAACAGCTTTGTTTACGTAACTATTACGTAGCTTATTACTAACCATCCAACTACTCCAATAAGAGTTGCAATTATGCCAGCTCCCCAGCTGATTAATTGGTCATTGCGGCGTTGGGTCATCGCTGCTACCATGTCGTGAACCTCTTTGATCAACATCTCAAGAGCATCAACTTTACTATTTACAGTCACAATCTGGTGAGACATTAATTTATATCTCTCTGCGCATAAGTCTACGTGCGCTTCTAGACTTTTTTTCTCAATGGGTGTTGTATCATTCATGGTAACCTCTAATAATATTTGTTAAAGATATTTATCAAATATACACTATTCTAAAGTTACTGCCTTGAATTTAATGTTAGATTTAGAACCATGTGTGATCAAGTAAGGAAATAAAAATCCTTCTTTGTAGTATTCTGTAAGCCCTACTATCATAGGAACGCCGTGCATGTCGTTTTTTAGTAAACCAAGTTCGTCTTCACCATCATTGAATATATCAGGTTGTTCAACACAAAACGAAAGTTTCCAGTACTTATTTTTTCCTAAATTTGTACAAACCGGATCTGTAATGTCAATTGCTTGTGTTTTTAGTCCAACACACTGTAATATAGTTTCCCAATTGCGTTGTTGATTTCTGCTGAAATTCCATTCATCAACTGTACTAATAGATTTACCAACTTTGTTTATAATAGGTGCATCTTGTAATTTTCGGTGACTTGTTGTACCAGTGCAAGTGCAGTCAAATACTGTTACTATTTCAATTAATTGCATGTTCAAAGTCCAATACTACAAGCTAGTAATATTACTTAGCCACAAAAAAACCCTAGTTACAAAAACTAGGGTTTTAATGAGTGAACTTAAATTAAGTTATTATGCAGATGGGTTAGCAAATGTTGCAACTAGTGAGATGCCACTGACTGCTTCTGCGCCACCTGGGCCGCCTTGTACAGCAACGTGGTTGCCGTCTGCTACACCTTCAACAGCGGCAATTGTGCCACCATATGTTGTTGTGATTGCTGTGCAAGCGGCTGCTACTGTGATTGTACCAGTTGCTACTGCATAGATGTATGTTGTTGGACCAAGACCTTGGCCTTGCTTAACTGTTGCGGTTGTTGAAATTTCAGCCATTTTATTTCTCCTAAATAATGGTTGGAACATTACTGTCCCTACTTTTATTTAGCACGTTTATGAAATATCGAGTGTTCTCAGTCTTTCATAACTTTCGTTTTGAAATCCACGTTCACGCATTTGCAGCATGAGTCGATCTACAATAACTTTCC